GGAATTTTCTTGACCGTGAAAGCAGCACCAGTTCCGACGACGTCGCACAGGTATTCCCTGTGGCTGACCGTAATCTGTCCCTGGTTGCGTGAGTATCCACGACTGATTTTTGGAAAATCAGTCTTCATGGTCCTTCCGACCAAGGTGGGCTGCACTTGTTTGCTTTTGTTGCCAGCGCGGTCTGGTACCACGGGCTTCTTGTTTGCAGTCTTCTTTTTCGTTTGTTTCGTCATTGTATACGCGTGGGTATGGGTTCCAGTACGCGAAAACTGGACTCTATGTCTGCATGTTACCGTGGGAAACGTCGCGCGATTACCCCTGTTCAAGACAGAGCAGCTGACTGTGTCTCCGGCGGAAGGTCCGTAGAGTCTCTCGGCATTTTGATTAGCACGGAAGTATTGAGTCTTCAAGAGATTCTTAATGACACCGTTTTGGTCAATTACACATGCAAACCCCATTGCATAGCTCAACAGGGGGTACAAACTTTGTCCGTAGCGCGCCGAGCGGAGGGACGGCACCAGCAATCCCGCGATTAACTCGCAGGTACTGTGCATTCCAATACTCCTTAAGGCGTTCATCTGACATCGGTTTGTACCGATGATTAATACTGAGGTGAGCTGGAACACGATCACTTTTCGGAGGAGGACAAGTTATCTCCTCGAAGTGTCTATCTTCAGGGCGAAGATATGAAAACTGTGTCCAGCGGTTCATCAGCATAAGGCGGGAATCCATCTGACTCGTAAGTTCAGTTTCCCAGAATTCCGGCACGTAAGGAGAAATGTTAAGTGCCACACGGACTCGAGGAACCTCAATCGGGTTCTCGTTTGTGAGGCCTTCCTTTCGAAGCCGGTACAACGTTTTGCTTGGCTCATTCACGCACTGAGCGGCTAGGCGCCGCTGCTGTTTCGTGAGGTCAAAGCTCTCCGAGGTGGAGAAGCCGAAACCGCCAAGGTGCACAGGGAGGAACCAATTTGGGCGAACGTGCCCGTAGGTGTCCTTAAACCGCGACAGGGCGAGGGCGATACTGTGGCGATACTGCGGGCAGAACTCAGATAGTCGGGTGAATTCCCGACCGAGCTCCACCGGCGTAGCACCGCTCTTCTCGCCTCCGTCCTTAATATTCGTACCAAAGATTAGCTTACCTGAGAGGTATCCCTCCCGTCGAAGCTTCTTCTCTCTTATGCTGTAAAGCTGAGAGTTGATTTGGCACATCGTATTGGAGAAGTAATTCTTGCCCGGGGAGGGCACGAAACCTACTCGTTTTGCGGCCCGGTTAAAACAATCGAAGAAGGCAGCGTTTGCCTTGAAGACGATGTCGTCACCGTTGATCACCACGAGCTCTTCCGAGACCAGCATTTCCTGCTGTCGTGTCTCGTACTCGTATGAGCCCCAGTCCGCTTCCTGCACATACATTGTCTGGGCAAGCCGGTACGTCGCTAAGTTTTCCACGCAAAGGAGAGGAAACGAAAGTACATGACCCATTAATTGGCCGTTCCGCTGAGGGAGACTGCGCGCGGGGCGCAGGACCTTAGCGTACTTTCCAGGACCCTCCTTAACCTTGGGGTAAGAAATATCACCACCAGGGAGAAGGGAGAACTGGGCTAGCCTTCGTTCCGCATCAGGGAGTCCCGTGGCTGCTAGTAGTGAAACCTCACGCGAGAGCGTGTCGGTGGCACTAGAGTAGTCGCCAGATACCCATGTTGGGAACGGGGATTTGTCCTCGATCTCTTGTAAGCGTGGTAGGAGATCTTCACCTCTCATGGTAGAGTAGGGGAGGTCCTTCCAGCTCTGCAACATACCGCCTTGTATAGGCTGTAACTGTGTGTAAAGGTCGCCGTGACCTTTCGATAAGGTGCGAAACTTGCCAGGTTCTGGTAATACGCTCACCGAAACGGAATTGAGCATATGACAGTCATGGGGCGATACACCGGACTCCTTGCCGGCCTCCACGGCGATTTCCGCTGCTTTACGCAGGCGGTCACCTTGGAGGTCGAACTCGAGTTTACGGTGACGCTCGAAACTGTGCAAATTGCCAGCAAGAGTGCCTATTTCCCTAAAAGTCTCCGGTTTGAATCGGAGAACACACTTTCCCGTACCCCCCTCGTCACGCTTGTGCTGGAGGCACGCACTACCCGACGGCGTGAATTTTGCCGTAAGTTGGAACGTCTTGAAGACCTCACGGGAGGCCGCTGCCACCGCTAGATCCCTTTCCGGGTCAATGTCTGGAGCGCGTTCGCCGCAAATGAGCGACTCATGCTTATCCAAGGCCTTGACAAGGCAGGACTGCGGCAACTTGGGCCAGGACTGTTTAGAGCCCTTCTGCAGTGAGTAAAAGAAACGGAAGTCACGGCGAAGGAGTCGCCGTTGGACTAGCCGTCCAAGATATCCAGGATAGAGCGGAACGCTATCAAAATACTCGTTCCGGGGATAGGTCACCATGTCATCGCCGCATTTGGCCATCAGTTCGTCATTATGGTACTTTACGTAGGATTGTTCAACGCTCTCTTCCATGAGCGAGATCCTGCGTGCCATTTTTTCGAAACTGCGCTTTATGCGTCCAAACTGCTTGTCTGTCCACTGTGGATGGAACGAGCAGATAACATGGACAATTGACCTAACGATAGCCTTTGTGGAGTCCCGCTTGACCCCTGCGTTTGCCACACTTAAGATGGCCTTCATTGGTCCCGCGACGTTTATTGACGTCGACGAGTAAGGCAAGGCGGAGGATGCATTTGACTTCATCCAGGCCTCAGACGGAACCACTGCTGGTTCCACCCGTACGTCCGGCTGGGAATTCCCAGCCGGACCAACACTCCCAATGTCTTCTGTAACAACAGTGCTACAAGCCAGGTTGTAGGAGGCGTGGTTACAACCGTCACCACCCAGGGCCGATTCGCTGCAGTTCTTTTGGTTCTGCTTCATTTCGGC